GTTCAAGCGCTCGCTTTCGACCGCTACAACATGCGGTTTCTGACGCCATGGTTAGTCGAGGCGGGGTTCTCGGACGACGAACTTTTGAAGTTCAAAAACTTCGGTCAAGGCTATGTGTCGATGTCGCCCGCACTGCGCGAACTTGAGTCGCGGCTACTCGCCAAACAATTGCGACACGGTAATCACCCGGTCCTAACGATGTGTGCGGCCAACGCCGTGACCGTGGCCGACGACGCGGGCAATAGAAAGTTTACTAAGGCGAAAGCAACCGGCCGCATAGACGGCATGGTCGCGCTCGCAATGGCCGTCGGTGCGCAGGGTGAACCCTCGGAAACCGCCCCAATTCACGACCTATTTATGGTGCTCTGATGCTATTTTTCAGCAAGCAAAAAAAAGCTAGAGCAGGAAGTTTCTACGCTCCGAGCGCAGGTTGAAAAGATCAACGCCGCGACCCTCGACGGTTGGGGCGGGCCGGAACAATGGGCCGAGTTTTTCGGCGTGCGTCCGGCGTCGTCCGGTGTGGCCGTCACCGTCGAAAGTGCCAAGCGCAGCGCGGCGGTTTATTCCTGTACTCGACTCATCGCCGGGGCCGTCGCCCTGTTGCCTATCCCGGTATACGAACGGACGTTGGATGGTGGCCGAAAAAAGGTCGAGCATGACCTATGGTGGCTGCTCAATGAGTCGCCATATCCGACCCTTACCGCCTGCTCGTTTTGGGAGTGGATGTTGTCGAGCATGTTGATGCGCGGCGATGGGTTCGCCCAAATCATCCGCGACCGCAACGGCAACCCGTCGTCCCTAATGCCGATCCCTCGCGAGTGCGTACACGTCACCGAACGCGACGGGCATTTGGTTTATTTTGTGAGCGACGGCGAGTCGGTTTATGGGTTGTTTGATGACGACGTTTTGCATTTCCCCGGCTTCGGGTTTGATGGTTGCCACGGCGAATCGGTTATCCGTTACGCCGCCCGGCAAGCGGTCGGCACCGCCCTTGCGGCCGACGAATACGCGGGGGATTTTTTCGCGAACGGCGCTAGCCCATCCATCGCCCTGTCGTACCCGCAAGGTGTAGCGCCAACCGAGGCGCAACAGAACCACCTACGCGAGCAGTTCGCCGACCGCTATACCGGGCGCGGCAATCACCATCGCCCGCTATTGCTGGTCAACGGCGGCAAGGTTGAACCCGTGTCGCTGAATGCCGAGGATGCGCAGCTACTCGAAACGCGCAAATTCCAGGTGGTCGAGATCGCCCGCGCGTTCGGCGTGCCCCCTCATATGATCGGTGAAACCAGCGCCTCGACCAGTTGGGGGAGCGGCATTGAACAAATGTCCATCGGCTTTGTTCGCTACACGCTCGGCCCGCACCTACGCCGAATCGAGCAGGAACTAAACCGCAAATTGTGGCCGCGCTCGACACGCTATTTCGCCGAGTTCAACCGTGACGGTTTGCTGGCTGGCGATTCCAAAACCGAGTCCGAGGTGATTTCGAAATCGCTTGGCGGGCCGGGTGCCCAAGGCTGGATGACGGTTAACGAGGCACGACGCATTAAGAACCTGCCGCCCGTTCCGGGTGGCGATGTTCTCTATTTAACACAAGCGACCCAAGGGGCCAGCGTATGAAACTCATGGACCTATTCCTAAGCAATCAAGCGGCCCCGCGAACGGTCCGAATCGAGCAGGCCGGACGCGAGGCGACCGTGTACCTGTACGACATTATCGGCGAGTCGTGGGCGGGCGGCGTGTCGGCAAAAGAGTTCGTCCCGCAACTGGCCGCGCTCGACGTTGACACTATCCATTTGCGTATCAACTCGCCGGGCGGTGACGTGTTCGACGGCCGCGCCATTGCGAACGCACTTGCCCAACACCCGGCGCATGTCGTCGCGCATATCGACGGACAAGCCGCCAGCGCCGCGACCTACGTTGCCCTTGCAGCGGACGAGGTTGAAATTGCCGACGGCGGGTTTTTCATGATCCACAACGCATGGACGATTGCCCTAGGTAACGCGGCCGAGTTCGAAGCAACGGCCATCGTACTGCGCAAAGTGGACGCCTCTATCGTCGCCGACTACCAACGCAAGACCGGCAAGTCCCCCGAGGAACTGGCGGCATGGATGGACGCGACAACATGGTTCACCGCTGACGAGGCGCTAGAACATGGCTTTGTCGACCGTATCGCCACCGGCCAGAAGGCGGCGAAAAATCAATGGAACCTCGCGGCCTACGGCAACGCCCCGGCCGCACTGACCGAACCACCCGAAACGGAACCAGTGTTCGACCGCGCGCACCTTGAGCGCCGGTTGTCCCTGCTCGAAACCATCGCGCCCTAGGCACTCGCCAACGCGAACCCAAGCCCGCCAATCGGCGGGTTTTTTTATGCATGGAGAAAATGCAAATGACCATTCAACAGATGCGCGAGCGCCGCAACGGTTTGGCAATCGAGGCGCGTAAACTTCTGGACGAGTCCAAGGATAAGCCGTGGACCGCCGAGAATCAGACCCGGTATGACGCCCTGACCGGCGAGATTACCGACATCGATTCGCGTGTGGAACGCGAGCAAAAGTTGCTCGACCTTGCGGCCGAGGAACACGCGCAACACCGCGAACCAAAGAACAAGCGCGAAACTGACGACATGCTTTCGGACATCAAGATTTTTGATTGCTGGATGCGTCGCGGTGAAAAAGGTTTGAGCGCCGAACAAGCGCACAAACTCTATAACACCATGTCGACCACCACAGGTTCCGAGGGTGGCTACACCGTGCCGTCGCTGGTCGCGAGCGAGTTGATTAACTCGCTGAAAGACTTTGGCGGGATGCGTGGTGTCGCGCAGTTGCTGACCACCGCGCAGGGCAACCCGCTGTCCTACCCATCGAGCGACGGCACCGCCGAGGTTGGCGAACTGCTCGCCGAGAACACCGCCGCCGCCGCGCTGGACCCAAGCTTTGGGACCGTTGGTTTGAACGTGTACAAGTACTCGTCCAAAGTTATCGCGGTGCCTATCGAACTGCTACAAGACTCGTCCGTCGACATCGAGGCGTTTGTTCGTCAACGCATCATCGAGCGCATTGGTCGCATCACTAACCAGCATTTCACCACCGGCACCGGCACCGGCCAGCCGCGCGGCGTTGTGACTGGCGCGGCGTCCGGCAAGGTGGGCACCACCGGCCAAACCCTGACCGTAATCTATGACGATTTGGTCGACCTGTTGGAGTCGGTGAACGAGGCGTATCAGTTGGGCGGTGAATGCAAATTCATGTTCAACCAAACCGTTCGCGGCCTGTTGCGCAAACTGAAAGACACGGCCGGTCGTCCAATCTGGACCCCCGGTTATGAGGCCGGTATCACCGCTGGGGCGCCTGACCTTCTGTTGGGGAAATCCGTGGTGATTAACAACGACATGGCCGTACCAGCGGCGAACGCAAAGTCCATCATTTACGGGGACTTCAAAAAGTACATCATCCGCGACGCCATGTCGGTTTCGCTGATGCGCTTTGACGATTCCGCCTACGCCTCGAAAGGGCAAGTCGGTTTCCTCGCGTTCATTCGTTCGGGCGGTAACTTGATGGACAGCGCGGCCGTGAAGTATTACGCGCATTCCGCGACCTAAGAAACAACCGGGGCGGGCTTCGGCTCGCCCCGTTTTTTTACTCGTCGCAGAAGGGGGAAAAAATGGCCGTAGTTAAAAGCGTTTCCGCCCGTTGTTTAGTGGCGTTCATTCTGGAACAGAAACAATACCAACCGAATCAGGTTGCCGAATTCTCGGCGGCGACTGCCGCCACACTTAAAGCGATGGGCTGGATCGATGACGATAAAGCCGCCGTCGCCTACTGCCTGCAAAACGCCGAGGCCTAATCATGCGCTTAGAATTGCTGACGGCCCCGGCGACCGAACCCGTCACGCTGGCCGAGGTCAAGACACGTCTACGGATTGACGACGCCACCGATGACGCGGGGGTCGAGCGGTTGATTGCCGCCGCCACCGGGCACGCGCAAAGCATCACCCGCCGCGCGTTCGTCACGCAAAGTTGGGCGCTGATTCTCGACCGCTTCCCGTGTGGGTCTATCTCGCTCCCGCTCCCGCCGTTGCAGTCGGTCGAGGAAATCAGCTACGTCGACGCCGACGGCGCAACGCAAGTCCTCGCGCCAGCGGATTACCTCGTGGACACGGCCGGAATGATTGGCATGGTTCACCTCGCCTATGGCAAGCAATGGCCCGCAACCCGCACGCAACCGATGGCCGTCCGCCTGGAATTTACGGCGGGCTATGGTGCCGCCGACAAGGTGCCGTCCGATCTTGTGTCGGCAATGCTTCTGCTCATCGCGCATTGGGACCAGAACCGCGAACCCGTCGTGGTCGGAACGATTGTTTCGAGCGTGCCGCTTAGCGTGGATTCCCTGTTGTCGCCGTTCGTGATTCCGGGGGTTGCATGAGACTCGGACCGCTCCGACATCGCGTGACGTTTGAGTCGCGCAAGACCGGCCGCGACGAGTTCGGTCAACCGCTTGAGGGTTGGGATGTTGTCGCGACTTTGTGGGCGTCGGTCGACCCGGTAAGCGGGCGCGAACTGATGACGGCGCAACAGACCCAAAGCGAAATCACCCATCGTATTCGGTGCCGCTATCGGGCCGGGATCGAAACCGCGCAACGTATTTTGTTCGACGGCCGCGCGTTCGACATTCAATCGGCAATCAACCCGCGCGAGGTTGGCGCGTCGCTGGAAATCCTAGCAATCGAGGGGCTAACCGATGGCCGATGAAATTAACATACTCGGGTTAAAGGAAATCAAAGCGACCCTTGAAAAGTTACCGGCTCGACTTGGCGAGAAAGTCGTTCGCGCCGCGTTGCGTGCTGGTGCGCAAGTCATGCGCAAGGATGCACAGGCACGCGTTCCGATCCTGAAAAAACCGAAGTACGGTCGCAAGCCCGGCACCGTTCGCCAAGCGATCACCATTCGACGTTCGAAGCGCGACAAGTTCGGGGTTTACCTGACGGTCAAAGGATTGAGCGCGAAAAAGATCAAGGCGTTTAAAGGTGGCTCGGCTTCGAAAGATGCGGCCTACAACCCCGACGACCCGTGGTACTGGCATTTCCTAGAGTTCGGCACCGCGAACATGAACGCCCACCCATTCCTACGCCCGGCATTTGAGGCGCAGAAATTCGCCGCGCTTCGACGGTTTGAAGAGTTCGCGAAACGTCGTGTCGTGCGTGAGGCGGAAAAGCTGGCGCGTGAAATGGGAGCGAAAGCGGCATGATCGAATCAGACATCCGCGCCGTGTTGATCGCGGCCCCGGCCGTCGCCGCCCTCGTCGGGGATCGTGTCGCGGCGGGCATTCTCCCCGAGGGGGAAACGCGCCCTTATGTGACGTATGCCCTTATCACCGGGGAGCGGATTGGTTCGTTGACCGATTCCGGTTTGATGCGCCATGCCCGCGTGCAAATCAATGGATGGTCGCCGAACTACGGCACGGCCAAACAAATCGCGCTCGCCGTACAGACGGCGATAGAGGCGAGCGCGTTGTTTGAGGTGGTGTTTATTGGCGATCAGGATTTGTACGACCCCGAGACGAAATTGCATTACGTCGCCGTTGACTATTCGGTGTGGCAACTAATCGCCTAACCGTAGGGGCTTTCCTTGAACACGGTCTGTTCGCCCCATCCGGTCGACTGGTAGCCGATGCGTTCAAGGTACGCGCGTAGGTGCTGATTGCCGATGTTCTCGACCACCAACGCTTGAGCATTGAGCGCGGGAACTTCCATTTCTAGGGCACGCAACAGGCGCGTAAATACGCCCTGTCGTTGCTTGTGTTCGGCTATCTCGACGTCGGCCAGAACGAGCGAGCGCAGCAACTTAGACTCGCCACAATGGCGCGGGTTTATCCGAACGTAAATGTGAATGTCCGGCGCGTAAATGTGGCGACGCACGATGTCGCCGGGCGTGCGGCTCACTCGTTCTAGCGCGTGAAGTTCGGCCAATATTTGCTCAATTGCTTTACCGATTTTGTCGGTTATGGTGTGGGCTTTTTTTTGTTTGGGTGGTGGGTAGCCGATGGTTTTTTTAGATGTGTCACCGTTGGGCCTGATTCGATTGTTCATCGGGTCTTTAAACCACCCTTGCGGTTCCTCGTCCCGTTCCGGGTCGAACGCTTCCATTGCCGCCACGGCTTCGGCCAGTGTCTTGTAGCAATAGCAACATTCGAACCCGTGATAGTTCAAGTCGAAAAACAGCCGCCCGTTAAAAGCCATTTGCATCGCGGCTAACCATGTTCCGTCCTCAAGCTGGCGGGCGTGCGTGTAACCCATTGCCAACACTTCATCCTCGGAAATCCCGAGGCCGATAGTGTTTGGCCGCTTTCCGCTGTTCATTTGCTGCGCCTCCTACAACGAATCGCCCCGGCAAATTCCAGGTGGCGACTCCCCGATTCTACAACAAATGTTTTCGCGCGGCTTAGCGCCGACGACATCCCCCGCAAGCCCCACGAACCCCAACCCCAATTAGTTTGGAGACATACCCCCATGCCTACTAAAAGCCGCGCGGTGTCCTCGCAGGGCACCCACTTTTATATCGAGAACGCCGCCGCCACGCTGGTGACTACTTCGATCACCGCGATTTCGAAAGCGGCAAAAGCCGTGCTGACTGTCGGTACGCATACCTTTGTGAAAGGCGATGTCGTCAAGATTGCCGCCGTCGTCGGGATGACCGAAATCAACGGCCTGAAAGGGATTGTCGAGGCGACCACCGCCACGACCGTAACCCTCGCCAACATCGACTCGACCAGCTTTACCACCTACACCAGCGGCGGCACGGCTGGCCTGTTGCAGTTCTTTGAAACCTGCCAACACAAGTCCTATTCGGGCTTCGACGGACAGGCAAGCGAAATCGACACGACCACCCTTTGTTCGACTGCCAAGGAAAAAACCTTGGGCCTGCAAGACTTCGGCGGTATGTCGGCCGACTTGCATTACGTCGAGGATGACGCCTTTCAAATTGAAGCCAAGGTAGCCAAGCGCGAGGCGTTGCCACGCTGGTTCAAGCTGGTGAAAAAGAACGGTTACATCAAAGTCTTTGAAGGGTTCGTGCGTTCGCTTAGCGATTCGGGCGCAGTCGACGGCACCAACGCCGGGACACTGGCGGTCACTATCACGGGCGAAGTGTACGAGGTGGCCGGTGCTTAATCGCGATCAAATCTTGGGCGCGAAAGATCGCGCCCAACTGGTTGTCCCGGTGGCCGAGTGGGGCGGTGACGTAACAATCACCGCCCTGTCGGTTCGTGACCGTAGCATGGTCCTCGCTCAATGGGCACGAATGGGCGCGCAGAAAGATAGCGGCGACCCCGTGCAACTCATGGCCGAAATCAAGCTAAACCTCGTCGCCCTTTCGATCACCGACGCCGACGGTGTAGCCCTGTTCACGCTCGACGACGTGGCCGCACTCGCGACCAAATCCGAAGCGGCGATAGGCGCGATTGCCGACGCGGTAATTCTCCTAAATCGATTCTCGGTAACTGCTACCGAGGACGCCGCAAAAAACTAAGAAGCCGCCCCGAGCAATTTTTCCTGTTCAAGCTCGCCCGTGATTTGGGCGAGTGGAACGTGGACGCTTTGGCGCGGCAAATGTCGTCGACGCAACTGGTCGACTGGATGGCGTTTTATCAAGTCGATTACGAAATCCAAACCAACACACTCCCCCCGCTTGAATACGACGACCCGGCCGAACACTCGGCCGCAATCGACGCCCTGTTCTGAGGATTGAATTTATGTCGCTCGGTACGCTGACAATCGACATCGCGGCG